AATTACAGCTGGCACAGGAAATGTGAGTTGGGCATAATGGCACATTACGCATTTTTAGATAAGGATAATATTGTTACCGAAGTTATAGTAGGTATTGATGAGACAGAAACTATTGAAGGTTTAGATACAGAGACCTGGTATGGAAACATTAGAGGTCAAGTATGCAAGCGCACCTCATACAACGGCAAAATACGTAAGAATTATGCAGGTATAGGTTATAAGTACGATGCAACAAGAGATGCATTTATAGCACAAGAGCCTGCAAACGCAACTGGATTTGATGAAGATACTTGTCAGTGGATTACACCAAAGCCTGAGTTATGAAGCCATGGTTATGTGCAGCTGGTACACAATTAAGAGATCAGATTGATACCTGGTACCCAGATCGTCGCTCTACCTCTGATGGGTGGTTGGGTGATGCTCGTCATTCCGCCAGAAAATCGGATCATAATCCAGATGCAGGAATTGTCAGAGCCCTTGATGTGGATTCTCGCTTGGATTCATCCGAGGGGCTCTCAGTATATTTGGCTGACCAAATCAGAATCTGTGCGAAAACCGATAAGCGCATATCTTACGTAATCCATAATGGAATGATCGCTAGCAAAATACTCAATTTTAAGTGGCGTCGCTATAAGGGTTTTAATAAACACGTAAAACATATCCATATTAGCTTTACAAAGTTAGGTGACAAAGATAGCAAGCCGTTTGATATACCACTACTAGGGGGTAACATATGAAAATAAGCAATAAGCAGAAAGCAATACTTAAATCATATTTTAGGGGTGTGCTTGTATCATTCTTAACATTTTTAGCCAGTAATGAGTTAGGACTAGATCCAGTTATATCAGTAGTAGTGGCCGCACTTGCAGGCCCAGCAGTTAGGGCTTTAGATAAATCCGATGATGCTTATGGCCTCGGTGCAGATGAAGCATGACACCGGGCGAGTGGGTCGCTTTAGCCGTTGGCGTATGCGCCGTATGTACAAGTTTATTAGTGGCTCTGCGTTGGGTTATTAAATCTTATTTACAAGAGCTTAAGCCCAATTCTGGATCAAGTATGAAGGACCAGTTGACACGATTAGAACAGCGTGTCGATGATCTTTATTCTTTAATAATTAAGAGACAATAGTAGTATGGCTGATACAAGGCGTAAGCGTAAGAAGATAAACAGGCGCATTGTGCGTAAGTCACCTGAGCCATTATCTAAACTAGATCAGCATTATATTGCTATGAATGAGATCTACAAAGCTGCACGTAAGGCTGGCTTTAGTGAAAGCTGTAGCTTGTATTTTGTATCAGATAGAGCGACTATGCCAGACTGGGTTATTGGTGATGGCGGCATCATACCTAGTATAGATCCTACAGAAGAAGATGAAGATTAAGCGTTGGCTAGTAATTTCAGATCTTCAAATTCCCTTTCAGCATGAGCAGGCAGTTAAAAACGTCATTAAACTTGCAAGACGTGAGAAGTTTGACGAGGTTTTATGTGTTGGCGATGAAATCGACTTTCAAACAATTAGCAAGTGGGCCGATGGCACACCTTTGGCTTATAGCCAAACTCTTAATGAAGATCGTGCAGCTTGTCAAGACATCTTATGGGATCTTACCGAGTACAGCAAGAAGGCTAGTGTTATCCGCAGTAATCATACTGATCGCCTTTACAGCACTTTACTAAAAGCACCGGGATTGATTGGGTTGCCTGAGTTGCAATACCCTAAGTTTATGGACTTTGCATCTATGGGCATTGATTACTACAAGACAGCCTATGAGTTCCACCCTGGCTGGGTATTAGCACATGGCGATGAGGGCAGCATGAGTCAGCACGCAGGTATCACAGCCCTTAACCTTGCTAAAAAATGGGGCAAATCGGTCATAGCAGGACATAGCCATAGACTGGGCATGAGTGCCTATACAGAAGCCATAGGAAGCCATTACAGACCCTTATATGGGGTTGAGGTAGGCAATCTAATGGATAGAAAAAAAGCCTCTTATATCCGCTATGGAAGCGCGAATTGGCAGATGGGTATTGCTATACTAGAAGCCGTTGGAAAGACGCTAACACCCACGTTAGTGCCGATCAATAAGGATGGCTCATTTACAGCTCTAGGGCGGTATTACGGGTAACATCGTTACCTAATCGTTATACAAACTACGCCCTAAATAATCCACAAAGTCGTACACACATGTCACACTATTGCTATGCCACAAATTGTGGTATGGAAAGTAGGGCTACATGATAGAAACAACAGCACCATGGATAGTGCTTTATAGTGTGTTAGGTTATTTTATTGTTTGGGGCGTTTACTCAACAATTAAAGATAATGCATTCCAGTCAGGTTATTGGAAAGGCCGTAAAGATGGCTTTGACATGCACCGCAGAATGACAGATAGCAAAATCGATGCCAACAACAACTGAGGCGTTTTTTGCAACCGCTACTAAACTCATTCACGAGCGCGGCACAGTTTACGGACATCCATTACATAACATGGAGCGGATTTCAAAGCTTGTCAGTTCGTATATTGATTACCCACTCATGCCACACGACATATGTATTATCAATATCCTACAAAAGATCAGTAGGTTACAAGAGTCACCTGGTCACCTCGACAGTCTTATCGACATCGCTGCATACACCGCACTTTACAAGACGGTCTACGATGCAGAGATTGACAACTCAGATGATTGGAAAGACTAATGGCATTTAATTTAGATGATTACACCACAGTGCAAGAACGATCCAATATATTTTGGGAAAGGTACAAAAATGGAGCAGTACGAACGAGGATTATCGCGGAGTCAGACACTAGAGTCGTTGTTGTTTGTGAATTATTTAGGGACAACGCTGACGAAAAACCATTCGCAACAGGTCATGCGAAAGAAGTCATATCCGATCGTGGGGTTAATCGTGATTTTGCGCTTGAAAATTGTGAGACTTCGGCTCGAGGGGTTGCTTTTAAAGCGGCTAATATCGGTACTGAAAAGAATGGACCTAGTAGAGAAGAAATGGTTAGAGTCAAAGAAAAACAAGCTGTAGCACAAAGCTTCTCAGTAGAGCGCACAGATCTTTTGCCTATAAGTAATGACGACTGGGTTAAAGCTGCAACTGTGACACCACCTAAAGCACCACCAGCATGCTGTGCTAAAGGTAATAACTTAGTAACAGGCGTATCTAAAACCAACGGGAAACCGTACTACGGGTACTTGTGTTTAGATCGTATTAAAGAGCATGCTGTGTGGGCTAAGCAGGACGCATCAGGTAATTGGTTCTTTCCAGAAAAAGGTGAGTCATGAAAACTATTGAAATAACAGCTGAGGAAATGCTAATAAATGAAACTGGCTTTTACATTGTTGCATGCGATGGACAAGAGTATGACATTAAACGTTGTCTTTGTAACAAATGTCATGATGTAAAAGGGGGTGATTAAATGGGATTTATTGAAGTCAGGAACGGTTCAGGCTTTACATTACGCATGGAAAACGATAAAGAAAGCCTAAACCTTAGCACCGATAGATGTGTATCTTGTAATGACGACAGATTATTACATGATGGACAGTATTTGGTTTGTTCTCAATGTCATTGCAGACAATAAGGAAGGGGATTTTATCACATGTACACAAAGTTCAAGTGTAATGGCTGTGATCGTAAGACCGAGTTCTTATGGCTGGATCAATTAGATACGCCTGAGGGATTTAAGGCTTATCAATGCATGGACTGTGGCTGTGTTGGTGTTAAGAATATAGCTGAGGCTTTGCATATTCCTGACAGTGACTTAGATAGATGCAAGCAGTGTGGTGGCTGGCAATTCTTAAAAAGCGGTTGCCACACTTGTGCATTGATAGGGGCTAAATAATGCACGCTGGCTATGCAGAAACTTGGTTAGAAACGGATGATTTACGCATCATGACTTGCCGTCTGACCTGCGGTTATGTTAATTGATTTGACAGGGCATGCTACCCTAAACAAGCATGTGATTTTAAATCACAAAGCTGGGCCGCCAAGGGCAAGGCCCGGAAGGTGCAGAGTTTGGGCCACCTTATTGTTAATTGCATTTAACTTTATCTTTGTAAAAGATTATTCCGTTGCTAAAGAAACTACAAATCATTATCGTCAATGGGCATTTATACAGCTTAATGATCTAGAACAGTTCTACTGCTTAGATGAGTTAAACTACAAAGAATCTAGATGGAATCCTAAAGCTAAGAATGGTAGTCATTACGGCATACCACAAGGTAGATCTAAATGGTTATCCACAGTAGATGGTTATAAGCAAATAGATTGGCAACTCAATTATATAAAGGCACGCTATTCTAATCCTTGTAATGCACTACAACATCATAAGATTAAGGGTTGGTATTGAATAAGAAAGCTGAGATCGGTAGCAAGAAGTGGAAGGACCTAAGGTTGTCAGTGCTCGCACGTGATGGTTATATATGCTATCAATGTGGAGGAGAAGCTGACCAGGTAGATCACATCTTCCCACGTTCCAGGGGTGGCGACACGTTCGACCAGCATAACTGCGCTGCTATATGTAGAAGATGCAACCTCGCTAAAGGAGGCCGTTTTTTTAATAGGACGGCGAC